GAAGAATTTTTGCACCCACCGAAAAAACATAGGGGGTGGGCCGAAATGAGCAGGAAAGCCGCCGCAGTGATCGATTTACCGACCGCCGACGCAGCCAGCACAGCCGGAACGTCGGCAATCGACGTCCTACGTAGCGTCGAGTACCGCGACATTGCCGCGCTGATTCCCTACGCACGCAACGCTCGATTACATGACGACGCGCACATCGCGCAGATCGCCGCTTCGATTCGCGAATGGGGCTGGACGATGCCCGTCTTGATCGACGAGATAGACGGCATCCTGGCTGGTCACGGGCGCGTACTCGCTGCACATAAGCTGGGCATCGTTAAAGTGCCAGTGATCGTTGCACGCGGCTGGTCGGAGCCTAAGAAACGTGCCTACATCCTGGCCGACAACAAGCTGGCGCTCAACGCGAAGTGGGACGTTGAACTTCTCGCCGCCGAACTGAGCGACCTTGGACTCGGAGCCGCAGAGCTAGCCGGATTCACCGCGCAAGAAGTTAATGAACTGCTTGAAGCGCCTGATGCGAAGCCCGAAGTTCCCAAGAATCCCGAAGCTGAGGAACTTCTCAACCTCGCATGGGAAGACTGGCGCAGATCCTGCCGCGAAGAGTTGCACGCGCTTGAGGCGCTGCACCGTGTTGCGGTCGGCATGTCGCCCGCCGCGCTGCGCATTCACTTTCTGCGCACGCTCTACTACGGCGAACTGATCCCGCAGTATGCAACACTCTCGCACCAGCCACAGCGCATCCACGTCGCAGGTGATAGCTACGCACTCGTGGACGCCCTGGAAGACAAAATCAGCATCGAACGAGTGCGATGGTTCCTGCACGAGGAGCCGAACTGGTCGCGCTTCGTCACAGCCACCCTCCCAATGGCAGGCGCACGTCAACCCGCCGACTTCCCCGTGTCGCTGGCAAAGTCACTGATCGACGAATTCACGCCTGAGCGCGGGCGCGTTCTCGATCCTTGCCACGGGTGGGGTGGCCGTGCGCTCGGCTTCTTACTGAGCCGTGCAGCCCATTACACTGGCTTCGACCCGTCGCCCGAGACATTCGCTGGCGTGCGCTCGATCATCGAGGATCTGCGCCACTATGTGCCCGACAAGACGGCAGAGACGCACAATATGCCGTTCGAGGATGCGTCGCTCGACGAGAACAGCTTCGACTTCGCGCTCACTAGCCCGCCGTACTTCGACGTTGAGAAGTACACCGGACCCGAACAGTCGCGGCTGCGCTACCCGAAGTACGATACATGGCTGCGTGACTTCTATCACGCGCTCATTGACAAGACCGCGCGTGCGCTCAAGCGTGGGGCGTACTTTGCGCTGATCGTCGGCAATCAGCGCTACCCGCTCGAACGCGATGCGATTGCACGCGGCCATAGCGCTGGGCTGCGCTACGTCGCGACGCGCACAACCGAGATGCGCAACAATTTTTGCGAGACAGACCCCGACGACGGTGAGGTCTGCGTGCTCTTCGAGAAAACGACATGAAGGGAAGACAGAAGACGCCGACACCGCTTCGGATACTGCGCACCACCGCGAAAGACGCGGAGCGACTGCTCAAAACCCAGATTCCCACGCCGGGGGGGCCGCTCGAAGCGCCCGACTGGCTGTCTGCCGATCAGAAGGCCGACTGGCAGTATGCCATCGAGAATGCACCGCGCGATGTGTTGAAGCGCATCGACAAAGCGGTGTTGGCCGCATTTATCGTCGCGCAAGACACGCACCACAAGGCTACAGTCCTGCTAGCCACGTCACAGCTTCTCGTGAAGAGTCCGAAACAGGGAATCCCGACTCAGAACCCGTACCTTCCGATAATCAACCGCCAAGCTGTGTTGATGATTCGAGCGGCGGGCGAGTTGGGTTTTTCGCCATGTTCACGCGCCCGCATCGAAGGTGGAATCGCCTTAACGCCACCCGTGAGCGACTGGGATGAGATCGCAAGTGGATGAAAGGGGGAATGCATGATCAGCCTGAAGCTGATTCTGATGATCCTGGCTCTGGTCTGTTTTCTGCTCGCCGCGCTCGGCGTCGCGTGGACGCGCGGAAACCTGATCGGCGCGGGACTGTTTCTATACACGCTCGCGATGATGATCGTTTGAATGAAAGAAGGAGGAACACTTACTATGCCTACAACACCGCAACCGCCCACCGGGCAACCGCCCACGGGACAACCACCGCTGCCGTCCGACCTGACGGCGCTGCAACAAGCCATCGAGAAGGAAGTATCCGTCAACCAGTCTGCCGTTACCCTGATCAAGGGCCTGGCGGCGCACTTGACGAAACTGTCCACCCAGCCCAGCGTGAATCCCGGCGATCTCTCGGCACTGGCTAAGAAGCTGAACGATAGCTCTGCCGCGCTCGCCGCCGCTGTCACCGCCAACACCAACGCCGAATGAAAGTCAAAGCGCTGCATAAGATCGTCGTCGATTACGAGACGCGCGAAGCGGGCGAGGTATTTGACTGCTCGACGGAGGACGCGCAGACGCTGATCGAGCAGGAACTGGCTGATGCCGTGGAGGACGAATGACACCGCAGAAATGGTATCGGCCCAGCCGATGCAATTACATTTACGCATCGTACATCGACGGCGACGGCACGTATGAGATGGGTCCGGTGGACTGGGCGGTGGAACGGACAGCTACGGGCCTGTACACCATCACTCACAATCTGGGGCACACGAACTATGTCGCCGTCGTCGTCGGCATGACAGGCGCAAATTATTCCGAAGGCGCGATCCAGAACTACGACGCCAACACCATCACGGTCGGCGTCTTCACTGGCGGGACCGTCGCCGATGGCCGCTTTGCTCTGATCGTATTCGAGACGCAATGAACTAATGGCGAAGATCGCCGCGCCGACATTCCCGTTGGTTGATCGTGGAATGGAGTACGCGGTCGCTGTCGCTGCCGAAACCGTCCCGGCGTGCAACTGGGTGCGCCGCGCGTGCCAGCGGCAACTCGATGACTTGGAGCGCTTCAAGGGCAAGGACACCCCATACTACTTCGACGCCGCGCAGGCCAACCGCGTGTGCGACATCGTGCAGCGGTTTCCGCACATCCGGGGCGTCTGGGCCAACGCGCGGAAGCGCATCGAGCTGGAGCCGTGGCAGTGCTTCATCCTCTGCACCGTCTTCGGCTGGCAATGCGCGGAGACGAAGACGCGGCGCTTCCGCATCGTCTATATCGAAGTGCCGCGCAAGAACGCCAAGTCCACGTTGACAAGCGCAGTCGGGCTGTACCTGCTGGCGTGCGATGGCGAGCAGGGAGCGCACATCGTCAGCGCGGCGAGTGCGCTGCATCAGGCGAAAGTGATCTTCGCCGACGCGCAACTGATGGCGAAACGCGAGTCGGGCTATCGGTCGCGCTTCGGCGTCGAAGTGCTGGCGCATGTCATCGCCGTACCATCGACGGCGAGTAAGTTTGAAGCTCTGAGCGCAGAGTATTCGAGCCTCGACGGGCTGAACCTGCACGCCGCGCTGATCGACGAGCTTCACGCGCACCCCAGCCGCCAACTGTGGGACGTGCTTCAGACGGCCACCGGATCGCGGGCGCAGCCGCTCGTCTGGGCGATCACCACCGCAGGCTTGAACCGCGCGGGCATCTGCTACGACCAGCGCGGGCACGTGATCGACATCCTCAACGGCACGGTCGAAGACGACACGTACTTCGGGATCATCTACACGCCCGACGACGGCGACGACCCGTTCGACGAGAAGACCTGGATCAAGGCGAACCCGAACTACGGCGTCTCGATCTACCCGGAGAGCTTGCGCAGCGCCGCCAAACGCGCCATGCAGATGCCATCAGAGCAAGCCGCATTCCTCAACAAGCACCTGAACATCTGGGTCAACGCCGCCATGACGTGGCTTCCGGCTGGCGTGTGGGACAAGTGCGCCGACCCGAAGCTCGACATCGTGGACTTCGCTCATCAGGAGTGCTACATCGGCATCGATCTCGCGCTGCGCAACGACATCGCCGCGCTGGTGATCGCGTTCCCGCCCGAAGGCAAGCGCGAGTGGTGGGCTTGCTTCGGGCGCTACTACCTGCCGGAAGACACCGTCAACCGCGCCGATAACGGGCACTATCAGGCGTGGGAAGCGAGCGGGCGGCTGACGGCGACGCCGGGAGTCATCACCGACTTCGATTACATCATTGCCAGTCTCACCGACTGCGCCACGCAGTTCGACGTGCGCGAGATCGCGCTCGACCCCTTCGACGCGGGGCCGCTGATCAACGACATCGAGAAGGCGGGACTGCGCAAGCCCGTCGAAGTGCGCCAGACCGCGCCCAACATGTCGCCCGCGATGGTCGAGCTTGAGGGGCTCGCGCTCGCGGGCAAGATCAAGCACGACGGCGACCCCGTCATGGGCTGGATGATGTCGAATGTCAAAGTGCAGAAGTCGGGCGATCTGATCAAGCCGACGAAAGACTCCGACGAGAAGAAGATTGACGGCGTGGTGGCGCTGCTCATGTGCATCCATCGCGGCATGTACCGCACGGGTGCACGCGCCGATTACGAGAACCGGGGCTTATGGTCGATCTGATCCAGCGTTGGTTCCCGAAGCTCGACGGCCTGCTGGCGCGCCATCGCGCCGTTGAGCCGCCGCGCGAGCCGGGAATCCTGAAAACGGTTCACGGCACGCCGATCCAGACGACGGGTGACAGCAGTTTCCGCGCGGCGGGCGCGCCCGTGAACACCATGCCGGGAGTGATGGGCATCTCACCCGCCGCCAACGCCGCCCTGTCGAGCGCGGCGGTCTGGTCCTGCTGCCGCCTGATCTCCACGTCGCTCTCCGCGCTGCCCACGCAACTCTTCAAGATCACGCCCGACGGCAAAGTGCCCGATCTGAAACACCCGCTCTTCGGCCTGCTGACGCACTCGCCCAACCCGTCGATGACGCAGCAGCAGTGGATTCAGCCGACGCTGCTCGGCCTGCTGCTCTACGGCAACGGCTATACGTGGGTGGACCGGCTCGACGACGGCAGGATCGCCGGGGTATGGCCGCTCAATCCGGCCCGCGTCTCGACGGTGCTCAATCTGGACGGCACGTTCAGCTACTATTACTCCGACTTTCGCGGCAAGTTCAACGTCTTTGGCGAGAGCGATATCATCCACTTCCGGGTGTTCAGCATGGACGGTTATCTCGGCCTGCCCGTGCTGGTCTATCACCAACTCACCATCGCGCTCGCCAACGCATCGACGAGTTACGCGACCGCGCTCTATAACAACGGCGGGCAACCTTCCGGCGTGCTGGAGTATCCCGGCATCCTGAAAGAGCCGCAAGTGGACCGCATCCGCGCATCGTGGGCGGACCTGCACACCGGGCCTGCCAACGCGGGGCGCATCGCCATTCTCGAAGAAGGCACCAAGTACACGCCCATCGGCATCCCGCCCGAACAGTTGCAGTACATCCAGGAGCAGCGCTTCAGCGTCGAGCAGATCGCCCGCATCTTCGGCGTGCCGCCGCACCTGATCGGCGCGATGGACAAGCCCACCTACGCGAGCGTGGAGCAGCAGTCCATCGAGTTCGTGCGCTACACGCTGTATCCGTACGTGCGCGTGCTGGAGCAGAACGTCGATAAGGCGCTGCTCGATCCGCAGCATCAGTGGCGGTTCAATCTCGACGCTTTCGAGCGCGGCGACATCGCCAGCCGCTACGCGGCGTACGCCATCGGTCGCCAGTGGGGCTGGTTGAGCGCGAATGACGTTCGCACCAAAGAAGACATGAATACATTCGACGGCGGCGACGACTATCTCTCGCCGCTCAACATGGTTGCAGTCCCGGTGGGGCAGGTGCCGCCGCCGCCCATGCCGAAGCCCGCGCCAGCGAGCACGCCATGAGACATCTGATTGTCACGATGGGCGCACCCGGCAGCGGCAAGTCAACGTACGCCGCGCAGTTTCCGTACGTCGTCTCGACGGATCGCCTGCGTGCGTGCGGCGATGACGAGCGCGATGCCATCAGTTACACATTCCGCAACTCCTACGCGGCAATCAAACAACATCTAGCGCTGGGTCACGAGGTCGTATTCGACACGACCGCGAAGCATCCGGCAACGCGTCAACAGGCGGTGCGGCTGGCATGGAAATATCAGGCGCGGGCGACGCTGGCGATCTTCGACCGCGACGTGGAAGCGTGCGTGAGGGCGCAGATCGCGCGGCTCGATCCCGTGCCCACCGACGAGGTGCGTCGCATTCATGCGGAGATCCGGGGACAGCTTTCAGTGGTCCGATTCGAGGGCTGGAGCGAAGTCATCGTTCGCCGGGAAGCGGCGGAAGAAGGAGTAGTCATATGGCGTCTGCCCAAGCAGTACGAGAGCACAAGACATTCCCCTTACTCGATCTGAAAGCCGACGACGGCAAGACGGGCGCGTTCAGCGGCTACGCTTCGGCGTACGCGAAAGACTTGCAGGGCGACAAGATCGCGCCGGGAGCATTCGCGCAATCCATCGCGGATCGGCGCGGCAAGGTTCCGATCCTGATGAACCACGACCCGGACCAGATGGTCGGCTTCTCGACGTCGCTCGCCGAAGACGGCAAGGGGCTGCTGCTCAACGGGCAACTGGCAACGAGCACGTCGGCGGGCCAGGACATGTACGCTCTGCTGCAAGCCGCCGCCGCCGCCGACTTCCGCATGGGCATGAGCATCGGCTTCGACGCGCTCGACTGGGACTGGGGCGACGACGGGCGCACGATCAAGGAAATCAACCTCTGGGAAGTGAGCATCACGCCTTTCCCGGCGCAGCCAAAAGCTTACGTCGCGGACGTGAAGAGCGTTCGCGAAGCCGAGAGATATCTGCGGGACGTAGAGCATCTCTCACGGGCCGACGCGCGGCGGATCGCCAGCGTGCTATCGAGCCTGAACCTGTCCGCGAGTGGGACGCTCGATGACGCCAACGCGAATAGACTGCTGCGCCTGCTCGCGCAGCCAGGAGAATAGCTAAATGCCGGAACCTCAGATGTCCCCGGAAGATAGGGCAATTATTCAGAAGCTACGTCTCGAATACAACGACTTAGTGAAGCAGGGAATCGCCGAGCGCGACGCGAAGGGTTACACCGATCCCGACTTGCGCGAGAAGGTAGCGAAGATGGACGCGGACTTCAACGCAAAGTACGACGCGAAGTTCGCCGAGATCGTCACGCAGATGAGCGCGATTGCGCAGCGCTCATCCCGGCCACCTGGCAGCGGCGGACCGGGATTGCTGGAAGTCAAGACGCTGGCGCAGCAGATCGTCGAATCGGACGCGTTCAAGCGCTGCGAGTTCAACGGGCGAATCAACATGCAGACCACGGTGAAGGGACGGCTACGGCCGGATGTCACCAAAGCAGCGACCACCATCGTCGAAGGCGGCGCTACCGTGATCACGCCACCCGTGGGCGCATACCCGATCTTTCCCTACAGGGTAGGGCTGATCCCGCAGCGCTTCGCCCCGCTGGTGATGCGCGACGTGGTTCCCGTGATCCCTTTAGACGGAACCAACGCCGTCGAGTACGTCAGTGAAGTCTGGACTACGCCGACGGCGGACTATCAGGTTCTCGAAGGCGACAAGAAGCTACAGACGGGCGTGACTTACACCGACCACACGGCCAACGTCCGCACCATCGCGAATTACGTAAAAGTATCGCGGCAGATGGCGCAGGATGTGGCGTTCATCATGGCGACCATCGAGCAGCGGTTGAGCCAGTTCGTGCTGCTCAAAGAGGACAAGGAAATTCTCTACGGCGACAACACGGCTGGGCATCTCTGGGGTCTGATGCCGCAAGCGACGAAGCTTGCCACGTTCTGGACTGCA